CTATAATTTTTTTGTTTTTATTAATAAATTTTTGTATATTATATATATATTATTAATACTTAAAAAACAAAAAAATGGATATCTTAAATTTTATTAGCTGGATTAAATCTAGTAATTACAGAACAACACTACCAACAGATGTACCAAGTCTATTAGTTATTGGAGCTAAAGATCCAAGTAGAGATGATGGTTATCTATCATTAGCTATTAATACAGCACCTTTACAAGCAGTATATGATACAGCTAATGTAACTCAGATAACTTCAATGGGTACTCCTGTTACAGTTAATGCACATAATGGAACAATAACAACTGTTACTTATACTTTATCTGGTGCTGCTTCAACTACATTTACAGTAAATAATAGTAAAGTAACTACAGCATCTAAAATATTATTAACTGTAGATTCAACAACTGCAGGAATGCCAATATTAGTTACTAATACTATAGCAAATGGAAGTTTTGTAATTAAAGTAATTAATGCTTCTGCTGCTACAGCATTAAATAGTACATTAAAGATTTCTTATCTAATACTAGATTAAAGATAAAAATATATTATAAATATTTTAATCTGGGTTTACTTAAAAACTATTAATACCTAAATGGACAATAATCAACCCAATCAAAATTTTTTTTGTAATGATGGGTTAACTACACCTATTTCATGTGAACCTCAATTTATATGTCCTGATCCTGAACATTGTTCAGAAGTATATGATGCAGATTGTGTTATATATTTTGGAGAAAATATTATTTGCCAAGGAACTACAATAATAACTCAGTATACTTCAGTAGCACAAGGTTTAAATGAAATAGTTAATTGGCTTTGTAATGAAGGAAATATAGGTGTCCAAGGTATACAAGGAGTCCAAGGTATTCAAGGTATTTCAGGTGCATTTGCTGGACAAGGTGTACAAGGTACTACTGGTATACAAGGAAATGTAGGTATTCAGGGAATCCAAGGAATACAAGGCATCCAGGGAATCCAAGGTTTTAATGGTCCACAAGGAATTCAAGGTTTTGTTGGAACAGGTGTTCAAGGTTATCAAGGTCCTCCTGGTATTCAAGGCCCTATAGGAGTACAAGGATTTGTTGGAATAGGCATCCAAGGATATCAAGGTGCTCAAGGTTTTCAAGGTTTACAAGGATTTACTGGTGGAGTTGGTATTCAAGGAATACAAGGAATTCAAGGTAGTAATGGAGCAAATGGTAGTCAAGGTACAACTGGTTTTCAAGGTATTAATGGTGCACAAGGTGCTACTGGAATAGGAGTTCAAGGCACACAAGGTATACAGGGTTTTGTTGGTAGTCAAGGAGCCATAGGAACACAAGGAGCAATTGGAAATACAGGTGCTCAAGGTGCTGTTGGTTCAACAGGATCTCAAGGTAGTATTGGTTCAACGGGTGCTCAAGGTGCAGTTGGATCACAAGGTTCAATTGGTAATACTGGAGCACAAGGATTCACAGGTTCTCAAGGTGCATCTGGATTAAATGGTAGTCAAGGTGCTATCGGCTCTCAAGGTACAATTGGAACTACTGGATCCCAAGGAACAACAGGATTTCAGGGAACCACAGGTACAACTGGAAATACAGGTTCTCAAGGAGCAATTGGAAGTCAAGGTTCAATTGGATCTACTGGAGGAACTGGTGCACAGGGTACTACTGGATTCCAAGGTACTATTGGTAACACTGGTTCACAGGGTACAATAGGAACAACTGGTGCTCAGGGTTCTATAGGTACTACTGGTAGTCAAGGAGCTGTAGGTAGTCAAGGAACTATTGGTAGCACAGGTGCCCAAGGTTCTGCTGGTATAAATGGATCACAAGGTTCTACTGGAACAACTGGAGGAACAGGTAGTCAAGGAGCAGCTGGAGCTACTGGTGGAACAGGAGCAACCGGTTCTCAAGGGGCAATAGGTACTACAGGATCTCAAGGAATACAGGGAATACAGGGAATTATTGGTACTGGAACACAAGGTACACAAGGAACAAGTGGAGGTGCTGGTGGAGTTACACAAATTGTTGCAGGAACAGGTGTTACAATATCTCCAATAGGTGGTACAGGAGTAGTTACAGTAAATTCTTCAGGTGGTGGTGGTGGAAGCATATATAAATTAATAGCTCAAACATTAACTTCAACAAGTTGGTCACTTGTAAGTGGATACTATACATATCCATTTTCTAATGTAAACATAACAGTAAATACAAGAGTAGATTTTACTCCTGATAGGACTAGTTATCTTGAAGTAACAACTTGTGGAATGCAATCTGAAGTAACAGTAGGTGCAGGATCATGTACATTTTATTCATTATTTCCACCTCAAACAAATATAACAGGAGAAATAACTATATTCCCAACAATATAATTATGGCATTTAACTTACCATTACAAAATTATTTTAGTAGAACAACAGGTCCAGCAGTATATTCTAGACCTGCATGTTGGCCTGTAATTACAGATGTAGCAACAGAAGTACAATTCTTATTTTGTGATCTTGGTGATGCAAATTGTACAATCAGAACACAATTTACAAGAACATCAGGTTCCCAAAATATTATTATAGATTGGGGAGATGCAATTAGTAGTACAGTTACAACTATTGCATCAACAGATACTCCTCATACATATACTCCAGGATCAGGTACTCCTTGTTCTTCTTTAGGTTACACAACATTTAAAATTAGAGTTTATTTTACAGGAACTGGAGTATCAGTTTTAGATAACTGTAATATACTTCCTTTATTAATTAGTGGTGACACTAGAAGTTTTCAAAGTTGTGCTGTATTAGAAGCATATTATGGTAACAGTACACAAAATGCAACTCCTGTTAATTTTTATTCACCATCAGGAAACGGTAATATAATAGGAATATTCAGTTATTTACAATTTGTAAAATTACCAGCAACAGTATCTTGGACACAGTGGGGCACAATGTTTACTAATTGTACAGAGTTACTTAAAATTATTATGCCTACTTCTAATTCTGCTGCAGGTTCATATCAAACTGCATTTTCTGGTTGTACTAAATTATTAGAAATTACAATTCCTTCAAATTCTACCAGTATTACATCTTTAGTTCAAGCCTTTTTTCAATGTAATAATTTGAGATCAGTTACATTACCAACTACATTAAATTCATGTACTTCTTTAAATCAAGCATTTTGGGATTGCTTTAATCTAAGATCTGTTACAATACCTTCTATTAATATTTGTAATTCTCTTCAATATGCTTTTATTAGTTGTAGACAACTAGAATGGGTAAAATTTACAAGTATGCCAACAGTGGCTTCTATTGATATGTCACTTTGTTTTAACGGTTGTTTTAATTTACAAAATGTATATTTTCCTGCTACAGGAACTGCAACATCTATATATAACTTTAATAGTATATTTGCTTCTTGTCCCCAATTAAAAAGTATTGTATTTCCATCAAATATAAATGTTAATAATTTTGGTAGTACCTTTAATAGTGCTTATGCATTAACATCTTGTATATTACCTACAAGTGCTGCAGCATGTACTGACTATTCTTCCATGTTTGCTTCATGCTATACTTTACTTAAAATTACAATGCCTGCAGCACCAACAGCATCTGTTTCATTTAATAATACATTTTCTCAATGTAATAAATTAGAAGAAATTACAATTCCTTCAGGATATACATTTACAAATCTGTCAAGTGCCTTTTATAATTGTTATAGTTTAAAAACACTTACATGGACTCCAGGAGTTCAAAATTCATTAACAACATTATCTTCTACATTTAATAATTGTAACATATTAACTAATATTACAATGCCTACTTCTATGACGGCATTAACAAATATACAAAATACATTTGCTTCATGTAATATGTTAACAAGTTTAACCTTACCTTCAACTTTAAATTCTGTTACTAGTATGTATAATTGTTTTAATTTATGTAAGTCACTTACATCTGTTACTTTACCTACTTCAATGTCTGCATGTACTAATTTTAATAGTTTATTTGACGGTTGTAAATCAATTGTTAGTGTTACTTTACCAAATATTGTAGGAGCTGTTAATGGAATTAATCGATGTTTTACTGACTGTACAAATCTTAAAACTTGTGTTTTACCTGGAGCTGCTCAATTGCCTTTAATAAATGACATATCTCAGATGTTTTATCAATGTTCTAATTTAGTCACACTTACAAACTTTGATAAAATAGGGTCTTTAACTGCTACACCTTTAATATATGCTGGTGCAATGAGCTATAATAGATTTACAGGTGGTTCTGCAATTTCATTTTCAGGACCATTAAGTCAACTTCAATTAAATGGTCTTGCTTCAAATCTAAGAGCAAATGTACAAGCAGTAAGACTTTTAAATGCTTCAGCAGGACAATGGACAGGATCATCTCCTCAAATAAATGTATCTAATACTAATATGAGTACAGCACAAATAGTACAATTATTTAATGATATGGCAGCTCAAGGAAATGTTGTATCAAAAACAATTAATATAACAACAGCAACAGGAACAGCAGCTTTAACTACAGCAGATAGATTAATAGTAACATCAAAAGGATGGACAATAACTGGATAATTATGGAAGATACATCAGGATTTTATAAATTAGAAGATGATAATTGGCAGTATGCACCTAACTTTGTGTATGGTCCAAATTATGAATTACTTAAAGAAAATAAAGATTCTTATACATATCCTGTAGAAGGATGGTACTGGTATGATGAATCACCTATAGAAGAATCATTAATAGAAGAAGCAGTTATAGTAGAAGACTTAAATAGTTTATAACATAAAAGTATAAATAAATTTATTACATTTGTAATAAAATATACAGAAAATGAATAATCTATGTCAACTTGCTCTTCAAAAAGGGGGATCTGTAAACTACTTAATTTTACCTGCTAATATGACAGAAGGTTTAGGTTTAACTAATCCTTCTATTTTTATACATAAAGGGGATTATTTTCTTAATCTTAGACATGTTAAATATGCATTATATCATAGTGAAGGAGAACAAAAATTTAAATCTTCATGGGGACCATTAGCATATCTTAACCCAGAAGATGATCTTACTCTTAAAACAATTAATTATTTATGTGAATTAGATCCTAATACATTAAATATTGATAAATATCAAAAAATAGATACTTCTAAATTAGATGTTAAACCTCTTTGGGAATTTATTGGTCTTGAAGATGCAAGAGTAATATATTGGGATAATAATTTATTTATTACAGGAGTTAGAAGAGATACAACTACTAATGGAGAAGGAAGAATGGAACTTTCTACAATAGATAATAAAAATAAAGAAACTAAAAGAATTAGAATTGAACCACCTACAAAAGGTTCTTATTGTGAAAAAAACTGGATGCCTATTCTTGATTTACCATATCATTATGTTAAATGGACTAATCCTACTGAAGTAGTTAAAGTAGATCCTATTAAAGGTATTTCTGAAACAGTTTTTTTAGTAGAACAAAAAATAAAATTTCCAAGAGATATTAGAGGTAGTTCACAAGTTATTACAATTGGAAATTATTATGTTGCTATAACACATGAAGTAGACCTTTGGTATAATGAACAAAAAAATAAAGATTCTCACTATTACCATAGATTTATTATATGGGATAAAAAATGGAATATTGTTGCTTATTCTTCTGAATTAAAATTTATAACAGGAGCAATTGAATTTACTTGTGGTTTAGCTTTTGATGGTGATAATATTATATTACCATTTGGATTTCAAGATTCTACAGCTTTTATTCTTAAATTTCCTATTAATCTTTTAGAAACATTATGTAATTTAAAACTTGTAAAATCTAAAATAAAAAAATCATTAATATCGGTTACTCCAAAAAAATTAGAAAACTTTATTTATCAACCATATAATGAAGATATTACATTTGAATTAGGAGAATATTATTTTTTAAATGGTCATTATGCATCTGCAATGTCTTTTTATTTAAGAACAGCAGAATACTCAAAAAATTCAAATAAAACATATGAAGCATTATTAATGACTGCTAAATGTTTATCTAATATTAAAAGAAGAGAAGTTACTGAATTAGGGTTATGGCTCAATGCACTTAACTTTGATACAGAAAGACCGGAAGCATATTTATTTATAAGTGTATATTATGAAAAACAAAAAAAATATAATCAAATGTATAGTTATGCTATATTAGGCTTAAAATATTATGCAAATGCTAAACCAGTAACTTCTAATCTAGGCTATGAAGGTAGCTATCAACTTAATTTTCAAAAAGCAGTTTCTGCTTGGTGGATTGGTAAATCAAAAGAATCTAAAGATGAGTTTATTAAATTACTTAATAAAAGTACAGAATTAAGTGAAACATACCAAAAAATGGTACGATCTAATATTACATTTTTAGATTCTGGACCATATCCTTTTTTAAGATATTACAAAGAATTTTATGATCAGTTAAGATATAAGTTCCCAGGATCAGAGTCTATTGAAAAAAACTTTTCTCAATCATACCAAGATATGTTTGCATTATCTATGGTTAATGGTAAAAAAAATGGAACATACTTTGAAATTGGTGCGGCAGATCCATTTCATGGAAATAATACAGCTCTTTTAGAACAATTTGGATGGACAGGTACTTCATTAGAAATTTTACCACATGAAGTTGAAAAATTTAAATTACAGAGAAAAAATGATGTTATTTTATGTGATGCTACAAAGTTTGATTACTCTGTACTTAAAGGTCACATTGACTACTTACAAGTTGATTGTGAGCCACCAGAAACTACTTATAAAATACTTACAATGTTACCTTGGAATCAATGTACTTTTGGAGTAATTACATATGAACATGACCACTATACAGATGTAACACAGTCATTTAGGGAAAGGTCTAGAAAATTCTTATTAAATAAAGGTTATATGTTAATAGTAAGTAATATATCTCCAAATGATAATTGTCCTTATGAAGACTGGTGGGTACATCCAAAACATATAGATAAAGATATAATTAAAAAAATGTTGGCAAATGATGATTCAATTAAAAATGCAGAGAAATATATGTTTGGAAAGTTGTAAATTTTTTTGTATATTATAGATATAACATCATTTAATATATAAAACTATGTCAGTAGGAGATTTAAAAGATTACGGCAATAAAGGAAATAACTTTCCTTGGCAATTAAAAATGCTAAAAGGATTACAAGGTATTATTAATGCTATTGCTTCATTAGTCAATATAAATATTATAGGACCATTAGGACAAAGAGCTTGTGTTGATTCAGTTTCTACAAGTTTGTGTGATAGTCAAGCTAATTTAAAAATTGCAGCAGGTATAAATACAGTTACTTTACTTAAAAATATAGCTTTTTATACTGGAGGAAGTGCAAAATTATTAACACTATCAATTTATAATCAAGACACTACTGTTTCTATTTTAGTAAGTACAGATAATGGTGTTAATTATGTTTCTGTTCCTAAAGGTGTAACAATTAATTATGATGCTGCAGGATTACTAAATTATTTTGATCCAAATAGAATATACATTAATCAAAATTCAGCTACATTATTACCACTTATTATTTATACATATACACTATAATGTCTACAAGTATTACTATATCAAAACAAATTGCTATTCAAGATGAAGGAGTATTAAAAACTTCTGATGTAAATAGTATTGATTTTACAGGTGCAGGTATAACTGCAACAAATGTTGGAAATGCTGTTACTGTTAATGTACCAGGAGGTGGTGGTGGTGAAGTTACTGGTTTACAATCAGCGGTTTTTAGTAGTGTGTTTGGTTTCAGAACATCAAACGCACTAACTGCTATTAATACTACAGGTCATGCTACAAATGATGGTATGCAATACTTTCCTTATATTCCAAATACAACTTTTACTTGTGTAGAGTTCTCTATTAATGTAACAACTGCACAAGCAACAGGTTCAGCAAGAATTTGTGTTTATTCTTCAATTAATAATGCACCTGCTAATTTGATATTCAGTAGTGCTGATTTAAGTTGTTCAACCACAGGTACAAAACCTAGTGGAATATCTTCTTTTGTTTTTACAAAAGGAACAACTTATTGGTTGGGTCTTCAAGCAAATCTTACTAGTATTAATGTTACAGGATTGCCTGGTGATGCTTGTATTCCACTAGGTTTTTTTGCTACTGGTGGACTAGGAGTTACTTGTTGGATTCAAGTTGGTCTTACATACTCAAGTGGTGCACCAAGTGTAGCAAGTGTAAATTCTTATATATTTAATACTTCACCACAAATACTAATGAAAAAATAGGAGAATAGATGAAATACTTAATTATATTATTTGTATTATTATCATCTTGCTCTCTTGAAAAAAGACTAGCAAAATATTGTCCACTATGTGTACAAAAAGATAGTACAGTAACTGTAATACAAATCAAAGATACTACAATTGTAATTCCTGGAGAAACTATAACCTTAATTGACACTTTATATTGTGATTCATTAGGTAATATTATATCTAAACTAAAAGAAGACTTAAGAGATAAAGATGGTACTTTAGTTAGTGTACAAACTAAGATTAAAGATAATGTGTATTACACAAAAGCTAAAGTTCATACAATCTATAAAACAATTAAAGGCAATGATGTCTATCATACCAGAGTTGTTACCAAAACTTTAAAACCAGAAAAAATTAAATACATTCCATGGTGGGTAAATTTCTTTGCTGTACTAGGGGTAATACTATTTCTTATACTACTTGTATACTTTGGTTACAAGCTGATTAAACTTTATTTATTATGAAAACACAATTATCACTATTACTAATATCTATACAACAAGAACTTTTGACTTTAATATCTATTTGCCTTGCATTCTTTTTACCTATATCCGGTATACTCCTGATGATAGGAGTATTAATAGCTATTGATACTTTTACAGGGATATGGAAAGCTAATAAGTTAAATGAAAAAATTACTAGTAGAAAACTATCAAGTATAATTAGCAAGTTAGCACTTTATGAGGTAACTGTTATAATGTTTTTTCTTATAGACAAATTTATACTTAATGATATTATACTAACTTTTTTTAGTGTACCTTTTATGCTTACTAAAATAGTAGCATTGGTACTTGCTAGTATAGAAGTAATGTCTATCAATGAAAACTACAAAGTAGTAAAAGGCATAGACCTATGGCAGTCAATGAAGTTACTATTTGCTAGAGCTAAGGATATTAAAAATGATATAAATAAAATAAACAAAAAATGACTACTAAAGAACAAAGATTACAAGAATTAACTAATATTGCTCCAACAGTATCAGTTAAAATGGATATGGAGTGGTTGAGTTCAACATCTAATACTGCTGA